ACAACAGATGCAAGTGGTAGTTGGCAAGCCGATGCGTCATTCGGGTCTTCTTATGTTTACACAGCTTCTAATACAAAATACAATGCTGACATCAGTGGAGGGATTCAGATTAGTAACATTGTTAAGTCATTGCGTTTTGCCGTTGACAGTAATGTTTTCAGTAATCGTCATCCCAATGGAACACAATCACCTATACAAAACCCTGTTGCTACATACGCCATGTCAGTTGTTGATGTGTCCATTAATGATACAATCGAAGACTGGCAGTTTTATGTTAATGGAGTCCAGAACCGCGTCATTGGCGTAACACAGGGACTTGCTTCTGACCCAGGGGGGTTCAATACATACATATATAAACTCGATTTGTCTCACAGTTCATTGACTGATCGCGATTTCAAACTGTCAGTTGACAAAGATGGAGGAGGTTTAGTTTGTCCCTGGAATGCGGAAAGTACCATTCCTGGTATAGTGAATATGGGACTCGCTGAATCTAGTCCTAACCCAGGAACAGAAGGTGCTTTTATGAAATTCGCGATGACAGAGGCATTTGCCCTCCAGGCTGAAGTAACAGACCCCAATTTCTCGAGCACACCTGGTTTTTACTACTTCGCCAGCCAAAAAGCTTCCGTTGATGGCAGCACACAGCACGATTCTGGAAATGGAGCTGGAGTACCAGGCAATGGTGGATTTATTAACACAGGAACATACAACAATTCCATTTCAGCCAGTTCTGACCCATCTGGAAATCCCGATGCAAATGCAGCATTTGATGCAAGTTATAGTTATAACTTTGGTGTTGGTGATGGATTTATTGCCAATGATATTATCTTCTGTCGTGATGGAATTTCATTGGAAGTCAAGATTGTCATTGATAATGAGGCATATGCCCCTATCAATAACATCGGTCCTTTCAATACTGCCGCGTTATCTAGTTCACAAAGTAGCACATTCCAGTCATTTACTACAGATTCTTCGGCTAATGTTATTTTGGGTGGTGTTCCTACTACTGTAGGTGGTATTGATGGCACTTTTTTGATGGCTACTGATGTGACTAAGACTGCCATTAAGAGACAGGTTCGTGTCCCCCTTGTCATTAGAATGGCAAATATGTCTTTCGGAAATAATGCAAAGTATCTTACACCTTTACCTCCTGCTGGAGTTGGGTTTAAGTATGCTGTCCAGGAATACCAGGGTTAAACTGAAAATCTTTATTTTTTTTAAAACATAATAATTATATTTATTAGTATGTTTTTTTTTTAACCAACGAAGAATTCAAATGTCCATGGTTTAATTACCAGGTAGAGGTCCACCCGATATAGATGAACGATATCTTACATCGTCGCTTACGTTACATCTGCCCAGAGCAAGAGTGTATAACTCACTCGATATAGCACCAGTGTCTGCCTCATTAGATGTTACATTCAATGATTTACAATTTCTAGACATGGGTACATCAGGATTGCATACAGCCGGTTCTGTGGATACAATAGAACAATTGCCTGCTTCGTCGATTGCCTTCTTGCGGATTTGTATTGTGTAACTGTTTGCTGAGTAGTTATCTATATTCGAATCAGGTTTGACTGAATATCCAGTTACGTTTCCATCTGAATCAATTACCGGTCTTCGTGCCCATTTATATTTGGTCATTATGTGACCCATGTTACCAAGCGATGATGTCTTTACAACACTTGGATCGTTCGTACATTTGACAGAAGAAGACACTATTGGTCCAATTTTATACTCACCATTACTGCCACCATGTCCCTTTATAACATTTCCCTTCATCAATGTTCTCGACATAAAACGACCCCTCGAATCCTGACCTATATATCCCTGATTACGGCGTGTTCCGTTTAAAGAAAACTGGGGTTCGCCTACACTCGAATTATTATATTTTGCGGCGGTTTTGCGTTTTAAAACAGCCAACGACATACTATAACATAATTATATATATTAAACCGATGAAGAATATAAATATTTTAAGCTCTAAAAAAGTTTCGATAAATAAATGCTGCCATCCCATACCACTGATGTTTGGTAATTTCCGCCAAATGAAACTGCTATCGAACTCCAGTGTTTATAATTTATATCGTTCGTGCTTGTCTGCCATGTTACTCCATAATCTATAGACATGTAAATGTTATCATACCGTGATAATAGTGACTGATATTGACCAGTGCCACTTATGGATACATCAGACCATAGTTGTTCACCTAAACTTGGTATTAGAGACCAAGTATTTCCGTAATCTGTCGATATATAAACTCCACCATTATCAATACATGCCGTTTGATTTTGGCCCGATGATGACATGTCGACAGAAGACCAAGTAACCGCTAATGCTTTTTTGTTTACCCACGTAACACCGTAGTCGTCCGACCTATAAATACCATCATTATATGATAGTGCAGTTTGATATTGTCCTGTAAATGATACCGAAATAGCAGACCAATCCTTACGACCTAACTCGGGAACAGGTGTTGTCCAAGTAGAACCAGAATCGATTGACCTATGAATAAAACCATTCGTGTCTACAGCTGATTGATATTGACCTGTTGAATTCATGTCGACAGAAGACCATTCCAATATATCAGCGATTGTATTCCATGTAACACCATAGTCCTGTGATAATAATATATTCGCATTATAAGCTACAGCTATCTGATGTTGACCAGTATCCGACAAAGCGACGGAACTCCATTGTTTATTATTATATCCGACAGGGGAAACGTCAGTCCAGTTAACACCATAATTGTCCGATGTGTATATACCACCATTGTAAACAAGAGCTGTCTGGTATAATCCATTTGATGATATCGCTATACTTGTCCAAGACTTAGGTCCTATAGTGAACCCTCTATTTACCCAGTTATATGGGTCTGTTGTTATTATATTATTCGATGGTTCAGCATACCACGACGTAGATTCATACGGTAAGTCCGCCAAATGTATTAATAATGGGACATTTGTTACACGTGTTATTTTTTCGGTTGTTGCCACACTTTGCATGGAATATATTAAATCTGGGGACGCATAGTCACTGTTCTGTATTAATTCTTGAACCGCCGTTATTCCTGCAATGGAATTGTTCGGGGCTGATTGCTCGGCATCTATGTCTGTGTGTAATGTTATTTGTAAACCTGACGGAACAAATATTAAATCACCCGATAAAAACCCGTTTTCGACCACAGGATTATCACTTGGGTCACGATTGCCAAATACATTTATGACACATGCTGTTTTTAATAGCTCGTTTATACTATTAATAGTTATAGACCCCGATAAATCGGAAACATACGCCCCGCTCGAATCCATCGGTTTTTCGGTTATTATATGTAAAAAAGCACTTGCGTCGAAGATTCCGTTGTTTATTGTGTAATTACTTGTATTACTAAATAATGATTCAAAACCCCCGTGACTAAAATATTGTTTAACGAAATCGCCGAATTCATCATATATCGTATTTAAACGACCGACCGAAATTACTTGGTTTGTTTGCATGCCATTTACAAATTCATCGGCAGTTATTGATAATTCATCTATTGGAAAATTATCAGAAGCATCATTAAAAGACGTGTCTGTTATAATAATATTCGAAACATCTTTTAATAAACCGATCTTTGCGTTAAACGTCTTTACGTCGTATAATACTTGCACCGCATCGGTCATGTCATACTTTTCGAACGATTCATTTAAATCATATCTTACGGTAGGAGCACCAGATTCGCCCACGAAACCCCCACTTCCTGTGAAACTATAATAGTAACCTTCCAAATAATAATATGTACTCGGGTTTGACATCTGTGGTTATAATATAGCATTAACTTTTTACAACATGTTTAACTTAAAATTGAAATAAAAATATATAAACTTATTGTTTATATAAATCACAACATGCTTGAACATGAACAACTTGAACATGAACAACTTTTGGAGGAGTATTTGTCCTCACTAAATGATATGGAGCGTAAGGCATATAATATTGCCGTTTCTAAACTCGAGTCTTCATTTTCACTTGAGAAGAGTATTGGTTTTATAACATGGAAAAAACAAAATAATAAAGATAATTAACTGTTGTCTGCTCTTTTCTTAAAATCTTTATAGGACAGCTTTGTTCCTATAATGCTTTCTTTTGACTTGGCAAACATATTATCATATCCAGTTGTAGTGTTTGAACCAGATTTGGAATTTTTTTGTAACACAGTCAGATTATATGTCTTTCCTAGACATACATAATTGTTGAAATATCTCTGTATTTCATTTGGTTTCTTTTTTTTTTCGGCATCTTTTCGTCTTTCTGTTGTGTTGTTTTTGAACTTGGCAAAAGGGGCATCAGTTATTATCTTCTTGATAGCGTCTTTCTCTTTTGTTTTCTCACTCTCGTTGTGTATTTTGATGAGAGGCGATAAATGCGTTCCTTCTATCATCGTCAATTCGATGGGAGGTTTTTCATCTGTTTTGTTTGTCTCCTCGTTTTCTATCTCTAGTTGTTCCAGAAAGGTTTCTTCATTGAAATAGAAATCACGGCAGAAAAATATTGTTACATATTTCATGGCTACTGCGTTAATTAATGATATTGGTATGCTATTTTGATCTGCATAATAAGAAAATGCCTGTTTGTACGCGTCGTAAAACATAATTATTATACCCTTTGGTGTTGATTCGTGTAGAATGCGTGTCTTCCATGCTGTTTCTATCTCATTATTGGCAACCTTCATAACTGCCGTGTAATCCTTCTTATTATAGAATGTCTTTTCTATATTAGCACTCATGTCTTTTCCGTTCTTATATGTTCCTAGTAATTTTTGCTTCTGTTTTAAAATATATGCTTCGACTGGGTCAATCGCAATTGATTCTGCAGGCGGTTTGAACGTATACAAAAAGAATAAATGTCGTAGAAAAAATATTACCAACAGTGACGGACCTATTATATAAATCATTTACCTATACGTTTTAATATATTTATATGGTTTCTCTACTCTCTCATTTATTTGACAGTTCCGACTTTCGGTGTTCCCATAGGTCATTCATCTCCTTATCCATAAATGGCACGTCGATTACCTGGTAGTTCTTGTTATGATTGTCCGGATGAACTACTACTAGGGCTAGTCCGGAAATCGTTATGCCATATTTGTCCTGTAGGATTTTACGATACACATTCAGTTGGAGCGAATAATGCCAGAAATTGGTGTCCGGTAGATGACTGATACATTGGGTTGTAGCCGACTTGCCGTAGTAACTCTCATATTCGATTCCCTTTGATCGCTTCCAATCATAGATCTTATAGTCGCCTGTCTCAGTATCCCGGAATACCATGTCAATTGACCCCGAAATCTTCAGTTCCTCGTAATATACACACCACTCTGTTCGGTATGCTTCCAGATGAGGATAATCCTTGGCAAAGTTCAGGAAATATTTATACTCGGTGCTTTCGTCTTTTACTACCATATTGTTATAATAACACTCAATGTTATAGTGAGTGTCTGTTCCCGCTTGGGCTGCCGTATCGCGGTTCTTTTCCCATGAATCCAGAATATCCTGTTTCGTCATACCGTGATATTTGTATGTTGGATCTCTCATTTTGGAACTCCGTAAGATATTGGTGATGATTTTATTCGCATCGAATTGGGCGAAGTGTTGATGATTCCACGTTGTTACGGACGTGAATGAACTGTCGCCGTTCACGGTGTAAATGTGCGGACCCTCGTCGAAACTGATATGGGCGTCACGGGGATGGCTGTTCTTCTTTTCAAGATAATTGATAGACATGATGATTTGCGGAATAATAAAGTTTATTGTTTATTATTCAATTTTTGTTGCGTCATCGACGCATTCGTTAAAACTCATAAATTAGTAATTATTATAGTAATAAACTAAGGTACTTATGTGTCGAAATCCAAATTAAATATTATGCTTTGAAATAATTTCAAAATATAATATTTGTGTGCATAAGTAAAAAACACAATCTGGATTCTATTCTGTGAAATCTGAAAATGGACAAAAATAAATGTCCAAATCTCAATAAATTATTCCATCTATAACAGTGTTTTTTATGAAAAATGGCTTCAAAGCATAATGCTTTAAATCTCATTTTAACTTTGGAAGTTTGACTGCGTAAGGTTTTTTGAGGTTGGTTGCGTTTCATTTAGGCGTTTTTATTATTAGTATAAAATAGACATTGAATGCTAATTAAAAAAACGCCAAAAAACGCCAAAAAATTTATGTGTAATATTTGTAACTTTGAATGCTCTAAAAAAAGTGAGTATAATCGGCATTTGGTTACTGCAAAACATAAACGCCTAATTAATCCTAACGCCGTGACGCCGAAAAACGCCAAAATATATTCTTGTCCATGTGGTAAAGATTATAAACATATGGCGTCGTTGTGTAAACATAAAAAACTTTGCCATTCAGTTGTTGATGAAAATGAAGAGAACACGTTAATAAAAGAGGATACTACTGACTATAAAGCGATGTTTTTAGAATCAATGTCACAAAACAAGGAGCTTATGAACTTATTGAAAGACCAGTCAAAAACGATACAAGAAATGGTGCCAAAAATGGGTAACAATAATAACAATACCACAAACAATAATAACAAGTTCAATCTTCAAGTATTTCTCAACGAGGACTGTAAAGATGCCATTAACTTCTCAGATTTCATTGAAAGCATAAAAGTTACAGTCGAAGACTTAGAGAACCAAGCCCAAGTTGGTTATGTGGAAGGCATTTCCAAGCTATTTTTAGAGAACATGAAGGAACTCGGCGTTAATAAAAGACCCATTCACTGTACAGATAAGAAACGAAACACTCTATATATCAAGGAAAATAATGAATGGGATAAGGAAGGTTCTCAAGACCAACTCTTACATGGAATTAAAGTAGTAAATGGAAGAGCACATCAAACTCTATGTGATATGAAAGAAGAGAACCCAGAAGAGTATTCTGATATGGACTCTGATTTTTCCAATAAGTGTATAAATATCCAAAGAAGTTTGCTTCCTGGGTTTCCAAGAGAAGCAACATTTGGAAAGGTAATCGATTCTATATCTACGAGTTCCACAATAGATAGAGAATCTGACAAACTTCTATAAATCAATGATTTAACCAATTGGAAATCATGGTTTTCCCATCTTCAGTATGTTCGGGATGCCATTGAGTCATGACTGCGTTTCTATATATTGCAGTCATTACTTCACCTTTATACTCAGACATCAACTTGATACTAGGTCTCAGCGAATTAACCGGGATAAATGTTTCATGATTCCTCCAGGCATCGATAGGAGAACTCAATCCATTTGTTAAATAATTCTTATACAATAGTTCGAATTCGAGTTTTCTTTTACGATTACGTTCACGTTTTACTAATTTACACCCGAGCTGCTCTAGTATACTTTCCAT